TTATATACTTTGTCTTTAGGTGCAGAAGATGCAGGACAATTCTCAGCCGCAATCAATGCGGAAAAAATCAGGTCGGCTTTGGGTGGTTTGACCATCGATAGACGAGAAACAATAAACACAATCGATCAATTATCTAGGGATGAAATCACTGCAAGATTAGCGTCTTTACAGAAACAATATCCACAGGCATTTCAGATCGATGGGGATTACAAGGATGTGACTGATGAGCAAGGGACAAGAAGCAAACTTTTGGAGCATGATAAGGCAGAACTTGCCGAAGAAGTGCTTCGCAACGAGGATTGAAAACAAGCATGGGGGCGGTGTTCCTGATTGTCATATGGTTTGGGATGGGTTGCCGTTTTGGTGTGAGTTGAAGGTAAGCAAAGGAAACGCGGTAAAAGTCTCACCCCATCAAGTTGCGTGGAATATGGCTTATTGGGCAAGAGGTGGGTCAAATTTTTTCTTAGTAAAGAGCCTCAAGGACAGCGATCTAATTTTATTTGACGGTGATCAGGGGGCAGATTTGATTAATGGTGGGATATCCATGGCGCGTGGTCAACGGTTCAAGAACCTTGCGCCCTTGTTCTGCGCCTTGCGCCCTGTTTTAGAATCTAGAATGTCTTGCGCCTTGCGCCCTGCGTCTTGATTTGTTTCTTATATGCGCGTGTGTCCAGGGATACTATTATTTGTGTCCAGGGAAAGAGTGAAGGGGCCGAGGCCCCTTTGTTTAATGTTCTACTATCGCTATTGATTTTGCTTTGCTCGATCCCTTGCAAAGTTTGCAAGCGGTGCATTGAACCCGACGCCCCGCTTCCTTGGAAGCTGGACAAAGTGTTTCGTTTTGTTTGTCCAAGTCTAATAGATCCTTAATTACTCGGAAGGTTCGACGCCCCGCTGCCCAATGTTTTTTTGCTTGCTCGTAAGTATCGGCAGATTGCATACAAATTTCGGACATTTTCCCATCTTGATGGGTGTATGCTGTCCAAGTATTAGCTTGGCTTAACAAATTATCCCAAACATAACGCGGCACGGCGGCGGGATCACCATATGTTCCGAGCCTTACAAATCGCCCTCGGCCCATGTCTGTTGCGTTGCCGTGTTCATATCGTCCAGCCTTGTAGGACTTCCAAACAATCAACGGACCTTGAAATAGTTTGACGTAACAGCGACGACCTTTTGCAAGCTTGCGTTTTGGGTCGTCGGTCGTTTCCCCTCTCATGATGCAAGAACCACAAATAGAAAAGTCTTCGCCTGTCTTGCTTGCTTCCATTGGGTTTATATCTTTACAGAGAATATACGTCTGGACAACGTGACCAGTTTTAGTGTTGCGATCTGAATAGACCGCAACAACTACAATAGGCTTATCATCTAATAGACTAGGCCCTTCATATAAAATGGCACTTTTCATTTTTGTACCTTTATATATTCACGAGTAACAATGTGCTTAAAATATAAGGCTTCGTCGTCTTCGTGCATAAACATATAAACGTTTTTTATTACATCAAAAGCCTGTTCAAATTTCTGTTTCATTTAAAATTCCTTTTGTAATAGTTGATAGATTTATTATACCAAACCACAACCAAACCACAAGCATAAAAGTCTTGCGGCCTGTCCCGTAGCTTGGATTAATCTTGCGCCTTGCGGCCTGTCTTGCGGCCTTTAGAAAAAGAAAACCCCCAGGGCCGAGGCCCCAGGGGAAAAGGAAAGTGCTCGATAACCCTCGAGCTTGGGATTAGTCCCGCAGTTTGACTCTTATCTCGTTTCTAAGCCAGCGTCTTGCGGTATCCATTGGTAAGGTAATCCCGCTTTCTGGGATAGGTTTACCATCTGGATATAAGTTTTCTCCTATGTTTACTTGCCAGTGTCCTGGATATATTTGATTAACGTTTGGATAGTCGCTAGTTATAATACCAGCGACATAGTATTCGTTCCCGTCTGTATCTTTAACCGTGCCTTTACGGTTTGATGGAAATCTTTCGTCGTTTCTTATCGAGGTGAGATGACGTATTGCGTCCGCAGCTTTCATCACATTATCCTTATTATTTCTCTGGCTATTAAGATCCAGACTATGATTGTTGCGCCTAGTGGTAATACCACTAGGCCGAGAGATGCGAGTGCATCGAGTATATGTTTCATTTTAATACAACCAGTCATCAGGTTCGTCCGACAAAATATGCGAAGCCGTCGCCCACGCTGCCGCGTCTGAGTCAATCATGGAAGCCCTGCACATTGTTGGATTGTTCTCTCCAAAATTTGTTTGGAAGGCCCCGCAACCGAGCTTGGAGAATAAAGCCGCCGCCTCTTTATATGGCAATGGCTGTCCGTTTTTAGCTAAACTTTTGGGAGTTGGCATATCGCGTAGCTCATCATGATCCCATGGTTCGCCACAATATTTACAATGTATATCCAATTTCATTTCCTTTCAAATAATTAATATCATGAGTGTAGCCCGATTGTGGTCGGGCTACAAGTTATTTATGCGAAGTATCGGGAGTAATCGCTAGTGTCGATTGTGATCCCTGCGAGTGTAAAGTCTCCAAATTCAGAAGCGCAAGACGGTTCGCCTAATACCTGTTTGATGTGAGCATAGTCTCTCCGTTCAGGATTAGCTTTATCCTTTATGAATTTACGATAAGAGTCTTCGTCTTGCACGTCCTCAACTGCGACACAACCTAGGCAACCCGCATCGGCAGCATACTCATTTCCATCAGAACCTGTCCAACATCCGTCGCCCTGATTGGTTGCACCAATAAAGAACCGACGACCATCTTTCAGGGTATACCATGCACCAACATCTGAAATTTGGGGCCATATCTCATCCCAGGTTTTATCATCAAAAACATAACATAGGTCTCCGACGTAGTACTGTTTCATATCTTTTAAGGTATTCATTAGTCTTTCCTTTCAAATAATTGACTAAGTTTATTGTAGCCCGATTGTGGTCGGGCTACAAGTGAATTTACTTTCTAATGGTTAATGCATTTAGGGTTTCAACTAAATCATTCATATTGAAATGATCAGGGTCAATATCTCTAACCCAAGTAAATACCGGCTTAGGTTTAGAGTTTCTTTTAACTTTATCAAAAGCCTCTTGCCCGTGAAGCTCAATATACATTGGTTTAGTCGGGGCAAGCTCACTAGGTTTAAAGTTTTCAGTATCAGTAAACATAATAGCGAAACCTTCCTCTTTTGCCATTTCCTGCCTAGAGGTTTTCAAGATCTTTAGGTTTTCCATCGCTTGCTCAATTATTGATAGCTCAGACCGTAGGTCTGTTTCAAAATCTTTACCGTTGCTTTCGGCTTCGATCATTTGCGTAATAGTTGATAGTTTCATATTCTTTCCTTTTCAAATTATTAAGAACAAATCACTATTGATTTGTTAATCTTAGATTAACCTGAAAAATAAAAATATGTCAACATCAAATCAACAAATAATCTACAAGTATTAATCTTTTTTTTAGGGGTTACTTTGCCCCATCGTCTCGCAGATCCGAGAACCGCGACCCCCCATCCCCCCTATTTGGGGGGACTATTTGTGTATATGCGATCTATATACATGGTTTTATAAATTCATTCGGGCCTAGTTTCATTGGCCTTGTTGCTTGGTTGTTGCCTAGGGACTCCTGGCCCCCAGAAAAAATTGTGGGTGTATTTTCATTTGGGATTGTTGTAGACTGTCCATGAACCGAGGATCAAGGACCGAGACATGGGATTTTTTAGTGATTTAGCGATGGGCTTTGGTGCGAAGCCAAAGACCAAGGATTATGTAGCGAGGACGGCGAGGACTATTGCTCGGAATGAGGGCAAGAGTAGTGCAGCGGATTCTGGCAGGGCGAGACGGTATCAGGCGCAGTATGGTGTAACGGCTGCGGATATTGATACAAATTTTGATGCAGCGGAGAAGAAGTCGAGGCCCAAGTCTCAACCTTTATCGAACATCAAGACGGTGCCTACGACTACAAAGGCAAAACCTTCGGATATAAAAGCAGGGAAACAGTATGCTGCGTCTATGAAGAAGGCGAATGAGTTAGCGAAAGCTGGTAAACTACCAAAAGGTTCTATCGGACCCCTTCGTAACTTGGCAGCTTCACCCTCTATATCGCAGGAAGAGGCAAAGGCGGCTGGTGCCAATATTGGCACGGGATACGACTCTAAAACTAAGACGGGTTATACAGATACTGCGGGTCAAGGTTTAGGCACTGATTTTACATTGAGCGGGAACAAAGACGACCAAGGAAATGTAACAGGCACTACGTTCACGGGTGCGGGAGACATTATGACAACTGGTCCATCCAAGTATGGACTACAAAATACGTTACTTGGTAAGGGTATTAGTTTTTTGTCTGGTGTTCGTGGTAACGACAAGATTGTAAACACTGTGGGTGGTAAGCCTATTTTTCAAAGAGGGGACGGAAGTTTCTATGCTTTCGACGCGGTTGGATTACCTTATGACATTGCAGATCCAGAAGTGGGCAGTGCTCCGAGCACCTTGGACATTGATCCAGAGGTTCGGGAGCGGATGATGAATCAACAGCAATATGAATCTACTGACGATGGTCAACCTTTGATAGACGTTGCATCTGAGAAAGACCCAGATGATCCATGTCCAGAGGGATATATGATGGACCCTAAAACTCAGCAATGTGTGATTGATCCGTTTCAGACACCGTTTCCTGACCCGGTTACTGGAGGTGGCGGGGCTGTCGTTCCTGCTGGTTTAACTCCGTATACGCAAATGGCTCCGGTGAGCTTGGCACAATTACAGCCGAGCAGGGTTGCGAGTGCGAATCCATTGGCGATGCAACAGGCACAGATGCCACAAGGTGGACTTGGTTCCTTGGCTGCTGCGACGAGCAGAATAAGTTAACGGACCATGAATCTCCAAGCTCTTCCAGAGGAAGCACTGAAAGAGATCTTGGCACTTACGGAGGCCAAGAAGAAGTTAGATATACGTGAAGAGGCGGTTGAGAAGTTCATGCCTTTTGCTCACCACGTCTATGATAACTTCATTGAGGGACGGCATCACAGGGTTATTGCGGAAAAACTTGAACGTGTTGCACGAGGGGAACTCAAGAGGCTTATAATTAATATGCCACCTCGTCATTCGAAGTCGGAATTTGCTAGTTTTCTTATGCCAGCTTGGTTCTTGGGCCGCAATCCGAAGCTCAAGATTATTCAGGCGACGCACAATACGGAACTTGCTGTAAGGTTTGGGCGTAAGGTGCGGGATTTGATCGACGATCCACAGTATAAAGACATCTTTCCTGATACCAATCTGAAAGAAGACAACAAGGGTGCGGGAAAATGGCAGACTGACAAGGGTGGTGAGTACTTTGCGGCGGGTGTAGGGGCTGCGGTTACGGGTCGTGGTGCGGATTTATTCATTATTGACGACCCGCACTCGGAGCAGGACGCGATGAGCGACAGTGCATTTGATAATGCGTACGAATGGTACACTTCTGGGCCTCGACAGCGTCTTCAACCGGGTGGATCTATCATCTTGGTTATGACGAGATGGGGTAAAAAGGACTTGACAGGGCGTTTAATGCAAGCGCAGGGCGGTGATTCGATGGCGGATCAGTGGGAAGTGGTGGAATTTCCTGCGATTATGCCGTCAGACAAACCATTATGGCCTGAGTTCTGGGAAAAAGACGCATTGTTGTCGATTAAGGCGTCACTTCCTGTAGGAAAGTGGAATGCACAGTGGCAACAGACGCCGACGGCGTCGGAAGCGGCTATAATCAAGCGGGATTGGTGGCAGGATTGGGACAAAGAGAAGATTCCTAGCTTAGATTACATCATACAGGCGTACGATACGGCGTTTTCCAAGAAGGAAACAGCGGATTACTCAGCTATTACGACGTGGGGCATCTTCAAACCGGAGGAAGGTGGGCCAGACAACGCGATATTGCTGGATGCACGGCGGGGGCGGTGGAATTTCCCTGAATTGAAGGAGATAGCCTATGAGGAACACGAGTATTGGGAGCCAGATATGGTATTGGTTGAGGCGAAAGCAACGGGTACACCGCTGATTGACGAGTTAAGATTACGTGGTATTCCAGCTTTAGGGTTCTCACCGGGCAAAGGAAATGATAAGGTAAGTAGAATGCACATGGTTGCGCCATTGTTTGAAGCTGGTATGGTATGGGCACCGATGCATGAGAAGTTTGCTGATGAAGTGGTCGAAGAAGTAGTTTCATTTCCTAATGGCGATCATGACGACTTTTGTGATAGCATGACATTAGCATTGATGCGTTTTCGTAGGGGTGGATTCATTTATCTCAACGGAGAGAACGAGGACGAAACAGAATGGAGGCCCCGTAAAAGGGTGTATTATTGATGGCATTACCACCTAACATGGTTACTCCAGGTTTAGATCTGGATGACACAGAGGGACTACCAGATGTAGAAATCCCTATCGATGTACCAGAAACCTTTCCAGGTGGTGCAGAAGTCATTGACGACGGAATGGGCGGAGCCATTGTTCAAGCTCTGATGATGGCAGATGAAATGCCACAGGAAGAATTAATACCGTTTGACGCAAACTTAGCTGACTTTTTAGACGACGCGGTCCTTGGATCGCTGTCCTCGGAACTGAGGGGATCTTATAAGGATGATCTTGATTCACGGTCCGAGTGGGAAG